GACGCTCCTCCCCTAAGCGCAAATGTGGGGAATTAACCAATACAAAGTCATGTCAACAGAACTAACTGCGCCACCGTCGCGCACATCGGAACTCGCCACCGCGTCAGCCGCTTCACATTCGAAGGCGTTGATCGAAGCGAAATTTACCATCGCTATTCACCGCCCGCGAAACATTCTTGCAGTGCGTGACAAGATTTTGGACGCTTGCGCCCGCCCAGGATTCGCAGCCTCCGCATGGTATTCCAAGCCAGTCGGAGGCGGCAAGGTTCGCGGGCCATCCATTAGATTCGCTGAAACCGCAATCCAGTGCATGACAAACATTACCGTGATGCCTTCCATCGTATTCGAGGATCGCGAGAAACTCGTTCTCGACGTTCAGGTTTTGGATCTTGAAAGCAACACCAGCTACGGCGACCAAGTGACGCTATCGAAGACGGTGGAGCGCAAGGACAAGCGGGGCCGTGAAGTGGTTGGAGAGCGGACGAATACCAACGGGGAAACGGTTTACATTGTGCTCGCCACTGAGGATGAACTGGCAAACAAGACTAACAGCGCAAAGTCAAAAATCATTCGCAACTCTGGACTGCGCCTGATTCCGCAAGACTTGATCGAAGAGGCGGAGGAGGCCGTCAGAAAGACACTCGAAAGCGGCGGTGGAGATCCAGCGGCGGCAATGAAACGGATGGCTGATGCGTTCGCTGGAATCGGTATCAAGCCTGCCGAGTTGGCAAAGTATCTAGGTCATCCATTGGAAAGCGTCTCACCCGCTGAATTGCAGGATCTTCGGGAGGTGTTCGCGTCACTCAAAGATGGTGAATCCAAGTGGTCGGATTACGTGAGTAACGGAGCAAGAGTTGAGCGGCAACACGCGCCACTTCCGAAGTTCCAAGACGCTAAAGAAACGGAGGCGCATCCATGAGTGCCGACATTTTCCAAATCGCGGATTTGATTGGCGAAGACATAAGGATTTTTCGTTACGCAAATCAAGATGGTAGATTCTCAGCCTCTTTTGAAGGCGGTGAAATCAAGAGCGACGGCGTTCTGATTAGCTCTTACGGAGACGGCAAAAGCCCAATGGAGGCGATTTTTAACTACTGCTCGAAGATCGCAGGAAAGACAATCGTCTTCAATTCCTACAGCAAGGAGCGACGTAAAGAGTTCAGAATGCCGGAAGTCCTCACAGTTGGAAAGGAGGCTCTATGACCTACCGCGAAAGACCTGATGCGAATTTCTCCAACCTCAAGCACTTGGTTAACGGCACTGCTCTGGACTACCATCACGCGCTCCAAAATCCTTTGGTGCCGAGTCGGGCCATGGAAATTGGTACGCTGATTCATGCGGTTTATCTCGAAGGTGCGGACCTGAACGAACTCGTTGCAATCGTGCCGGACGATGCGCCAAAGAAGCCAACGAAAGCGCAGCTTGAAGCGTGGCAACGGTTTGGCAATCTGCCGAAACCGTCCAAGACTCAAATCTCCGCCAATGAAAAAACCACAGAGTCAATCCGCTGGTGGGATACCTTTGCCACAGAGAACGAGGGCAAAGAATACGTTGACGCCGCCGACATTACCGAGGCTCATCTTTGCCTTGCCGGACTCCAAGCAGATCCCAAATGCCGGGAATGGCTTGCCGTGCCGGGATTCAGTGAGGTCGTGATTCACTGGACCGACGAAGCAACCGGCTTGCCGTGCAAGCTTAAGGGCGACAGGTTCACCCGGCACGCGATTCTTGACCTTAAGACCGCCGCCAATGCGTCAACGGACGGCTTCAAAAGAGCCGCATTTGAACGGGGTTATCACCGTCAAGCGGCGTTCTACCTCACAGGGGTTGCAGCGGCCATGAAACAGGGCACGCTACCCGATTGCCTTGTCGAATTGTTCCAAGGCGCGCCGCCCGGTCTCTTCATATTCCCGACGGTCGAAAAAGACGAGCCCCACCTTGCTCATTTATTCACCGCAACCGAAGAGTTCATCCAACGCGGCAGAGATGAAAACGCCTTACTCATGCGGGAACTAAAGCACTGCATGTTAACCAATAACTGGCCCGGACTTTCGCGGCATGAAAGCGGAATGACTCCGCTGGAATTGCCCGGATGGATGCCAGAATTGCCCCCACTCGAAACCACCTAACCTCAAACTATCATGTCAACCAACCAACTCGCAGCCGCCGAACCGGTCGCACAAATCACAGAGCGGGAATCCGATTTCCTTCTCATTCAACGGCAGGCTTCCGCGCTCGCCAAGTCGGACCTGATTCCGGCCTCCTACAAAAACAACGTCCCGAACTGTATCCTTGCCTTAGACATTGCACAAAGGCTTGGAATACAGCCGCTTGCCGTCTGTCAAAACCTTCACGTCATTCAAGGCCGTCCGTCATGGTCAAGCACGTTCGTGATTGCCATGCTAAACGCCAGCGGGCGATTCTCTCCGATCCGCTTTGAGGTTCGGAAAGCGGGAGAAAGGGAAACTGGTTGGCGTGCGGTCGCCACCTGCCGAGAAACTGGAAGCATCTTGGAAGGCCCTTGGGTTACGCTGGAAATGGCCAAGGCGGAAGGATGGTCAACCAAGGGCGGGAGTAAGTGGGTTTCGATGCCGGAACTCATGGGGCGTTACCGCGCTGCCGCTTTCTTCGGACGCCTCTACGCGCCCGAGAAACTGATGGGATTGCAGCACGTCGAAGAACTCGAAGACGTTCGTCCGATGAAGCGTGCCGGGAGTGATGCGATTTCACGCGCAACGGCGGCCCTTGCGGCCCCGTCGGATGCCATTGACCTGTCAGAGTTGCCACCCGCCGGAAGCGATGCCGTTGACGCGGCGTCCAAGGCGCTGCAATCGGACGGCGCAAAAGGAGGTGAGAAAGCCGAGTAACCAAACCAACCCACCAAGCCCGCCGATTAAAACCCGGCGGGCTTTTTTGTGCCCCATCGGTGAATAGCAAACTCGGTTGTCTCTCACGCTTTTCCAAAAATGAGACACAATGGACGCAAAAAAAGGCCGTCCGGTTTATCGCCGGGCGGCCTTCCTGTTTTCCGCTGCCCGTCTCATGATGCGCAATGCGTCTGACTCAATCGTGGTGCGGTGCGGGAAAATGGCAATCAGGACGGGACTCGAACCCGCAGTCTGCGGTTTTGGAGACCGCCGCTCTACCAATTGAGCTACCTGAAAAGTGGGTGCAGAGGTCGGATTCGAACCGACGGCCACCGGATTATGAATCCGGCACTCTATCCGCTGAGCTACCCTGCAATAAAAGAACAGAAAGTGACACCAGGGTCTTGCCCGTCGCTTGAATTGACGGCCCTGATTCGTCGCATAAAAGAGGCTCAACCCGTTGCCGAGTCAAGCCTTTAGTTTGTAAGTTTCCACTCGGCCCCTTAGAGTGGGTGTTGTCATGGGGCTGTTACGACAGAGTGAGGTAGTTTAGGATTTCATGGCAGGAATTGCTTGTTAAGCGAAAGAACCCCCACTATCTCCAAATCCGCCCACAATGCAAGAATAAAAAAGCGGAAAGTTTTTGAGGCTCTCCGCTTAGTTTTTCCCCACCCTGTTTGCCGCGCTTGGGCTGGGAAGTTGGACCGGTTGCGCGGCGGGAAAGTTTGGCCCCCTAAACACCGACCGTTGCCGCGAACAGAAACGGAGCGAAAGGGGTATCGTTTGCCAGACGCCTGCAAAGTCCCGGAGCTACCGGGCATACGCAGTTGCAGGATTAAAATTGGAGCGTCAGACAGGAGTCGAACCTGCAACCCCCAAGAGCACAAGCCCCAGGACTCTACCATTGAGTTACCGACGCATAAAGAACAGTGAGAAAATGCCACGCGAGGTCAAGGCGCTTTTTAGTCAGGACTGCCGGGTAAATTCAGTTCGCAGGAAAGCTTGTAACCTTCCAGCTCCCACAGCTTGTTTTTGATCCGGTCAAGGCAAATCTTCTTGCCCATTTCCTCGCTGTAATTCGCAGGGTCAACAGCCCCGGCGGCTTCCGTGATAACGAACCCGTGAGGAAGTCGAATCGAAATGAGAGTGACCTTGCCGAACCGGGTTGAGACCTCAACTTGTGAGGCGGCGATAAGCGCATCAATATGCGCGGATGTGATGGTGTTTTTCATGGTGAAAGTGTTATTCAAGTTTCATTCAAGTTCATTCAGAATCTGAATGACGCCGCTTATTTCAGAGCCGCCGCAGCCTCCGCCAATTTTCCAACCGCAGCGGCCCGTGCCTGTGATTCAGCGGCCCCAGCGGCGAGAGCTTCGGGACTAGCCTTGGCGGTGTATTCGTCCACCTCAAGCCCGTTTCCGTTTAGACGCAAACCTCTGATAGTGGTATCTTTGGGCGAGACGATGCGGAATCCGTGCTCCGTCCGCTCAATCTCGGTGGTGATGACCTTGGGCGTAATGAGCGTGCAACTGGACAGCGACAGAAGAAACGCCAGCGCAAGGCCAGCGACGAGAAGACTTCCGGCGAGTTCAACGGCGATGCGTTTGGGTGATGTGGGAGGGTGGGTCATGGGTGATTCTCAGTCGAAGTAAAATCCGGCCCGCCTGTCAAGGCCTTCGCAAACTTGGCTCCCGGCGTGATGCCCCGCCGATGCGCCTTCCACGCCCTATGAGCGGTCGGGGCGAAGAGAACTGCGGCACACCTGATACCTGCCCTAAATCGCCCCATTCCTTCGCTCCGGCAAGCCTCATAAAAAAGCAGGTCACACAGCCATTTGCGATATTTACCATCGGCGTAAAGGCGGTCATGCCAAGCAGCGGGTTTCTTCGTCTTCCCTCCAAGCTCAAAATCCCACAGTCGGAATGAAGCAAAGTCAGTTGGGAAGCCCTTCTCGATCAGGTGTTTCTGTCCGGTGATTTCGGAGAAGTAAGGAAGCGGACGGGTGAGCCGCTCGAAGTTCGGCCCGTCTTCCGGCGATGGGTCGGAGTAAATCTCGTCCTTGAATCCGGCGGGAATGTGCGGGATGCGGCTCATTTGCGCCGCCCCTTATTCAACTCCCCTGCCAGCCTGTCATTCTCCTTCTCAAGTCGCTGAATCTGAGATGTTTTAGAGTCGTCATACTTCTTGAACAAATACCGAACCACCCAAAAAAGCACGCATGAAACCACGGCTCCGATGCCTGCAATTCCAAGCCGCTCAACCTCGCCAGCGTCAGGGACATACATGGCCAGCATCCGGCCTCCGCTGACAGTATTAGCGACGCCCGGCGGCATAATGACACAGAGGATGAAGGAGGCGGCCTTGCACCCTGCCAAGCACAGGCTCCCGGTGTCTTGCGCCGCTTGGGTGATTTCAGGGCGGCTGGCCAGGGTTTCGACTGCTGTCTGCATGGGGTTGGGTAATGGGGTTGGGGAGGCGGTTGGCAAGCTGTTTAGCACGCGACCCATGCGCTTCCATTGTATCTCGCCCCGCAGTGGACAGCACCGCCGCCAGTTAGTGTCGCATTCCAGCTTGGCGCGCTCGCGTCTGTGACGCAGGCAACGGCCCCGGCGACCATGCCAAGGGCAGCGGTGGCAGGCAGCGTGGCGACGGTGTAGGCCGGAAGGACAACGGCCCCGGTTGGCAGGAATACGCCCTTGTTGGTGAGTCGTCCGCGTGAGCTGCCGCCGACTTGGAAGTCAAAGAGATTTTGAGCGCCTGAACCCACTGCCGTTTCGGTGCGGTTGATGAGCAAGTCAGTGCCAGCCGCTGTCGATGTCTGGTTGTAAGTGCCGGCCCAAGACAGGCCAACTGCCGTGCCGGTTGAAGCCGATGACCCCCATCCACTCCACAGCGCGTTGATGGCGTTGGCCGTCCCGGTCGAGAAGCTGACAGAGCGGAAGCCGCCAGTCGTGCTGCCGAGTGTTTTGATTTCGTAGTATTGATTTGCCCCCGCGATGATGCGGATATCCCGCGTGGTTCCGGTTCCGCCTTTTTCGGTGCCGATGTAAAGCGTGTTCCCGGTCCAGTAAATCCGGCCCCGCTCGTAGTTTGTGACCTGGTCGGAGGTGTTGTAAATCGTGTATCCAGTGGTATCGCTTGACGGAACGGCGGGTGCGGTGAGTTGCGGGGCGGTGAGCGTCTTGTTCGTGAGCGTCTCAGTCCCTGCAAGAGTTGCCAGCGTGCCGGTAGTCGGGAAGGTCACAGTCGTTACCCCGGCCAGCGTGCCAGTGAAAGCAAACCCGCCGGTCATGGTGAATGCGGCATCGGTGGTGAAGTTGCCTCCAGTGGTGAAATCGCCGCTTATATCAACGCTTCCTCCAGTTGTAAATGTGCCGCCGGTGTCGAATGTTCCAACGGTAGTAAAGGTCGATCCGATGGTGACCAAACTCGCCCCAACCGTCAACGTCCCAAACGATCCGGAAGTGCCGGAAATAGTCGCGCCGGAAACATTGCCAACGGCGGAGATTGCACCGCCGAAATTTGCCGTGGTTGTGGCGGTGAAATTGATGTCACCGGAGACGGTCAGGTCGCCGGAGAAGTCAGCATTGACGGCTGCAATTCCGCCGCTGACATCGCGAAGAACCACGGTGTTGGCTGTGGCAATGGAAGCGTAGGACGGCCCGACCTCAATCATTCCGTTGCTGTCGCCTGCCACCATGGTCAAGCGTCCGGCGCTTGATGTGACGATGGTGGAGTCGTGAACAACCGCCGTGTTCGGCTGAATGGACCCAATCGCGTAAACTGACCCGCTGGCATCACGCTGAACCAGAGTCGAGGCCGTGGTGGTCTCGGCATACGCCACCCCCGCGCCAAGCGTGAGATTCGCAGTGATGACCGCGACCTTTCCAGCGTTCCCGACCGTGATGGTGCCGGAGCTAACCAGACCGGAAGTCGAGATGGCCGTCAGCCCAAGGTTCGCAATGGCCTGAGCCTTCTGCGTGCTGTCCAGCGTCTGAGCAATCGTCTTGACATAAAGCTGGGGATTCGACGGCGGAGTCGAAGCGTCATAAGCGCCTCGAATGAGCGTCAAAGGAATCCGAACCACACGCCCGTCAATAATGAAGTCAACAAGCGGATCGACGTTCGGTTCATTCGTGTCCCAAGTGCCAGCAACCACAGACCAATCTACTTCGGAAACGTAAAACTCTTCGCCCTCATCCCCCGTCTCCGTCCAAGTCGAATCTAAAACGATCAGGTCTTCCGCGCCCGGTGTTTTGCGGACAGCCAAAACGATGGTCGTTGCCGTGATGCGGACCGGGTCGGCAGTAGCGCCGCCGCTGTCGTCATAAAGATAAAGGTGGGTTGTCTCAACACTGCCGGAAACGCGGCTTGGCGTGTCGGCAGCTTGCCAAGTTGCCCCCTTGAGAAGCGGGCCAATTGAAACCTTGTCCGGTTCTTTGGAAAGGTTGAGGTAAAGAGCAATGGGAGCGGCCATGTGTTTAGAGTTGAGTAATTGAAAGAGTGGCGACAAGGCAATCCGCATCTCCGTTTGTCACGCTGGCATAAAGCGAAATCGTCGGGTCGCGTTCGGTTGCGCCGTCAAGGATTTTTAGGACTCCGCTGGCGTTACGGATGACGCGGATAAGCGCCTGCCCGCTTGTGTTCCCGGACGCGACGCCTTCGGGAAGACTGCCAGTAATTGCGCTGGCGTTGGTGGTCACGTCAGACGCCCCGGCTGCGGGTGTGCTTTGCAGCTTACCACCAACGAGTTCCGCGTCGGTGATTGCGTTGGCGCAAGTGTTGCCCACAACGTATCCGCCCTCCTCGCCGCCAGTCACCGTGATGGAGTCGCAGTCAACGAACGAGCCAAGCGTGAGAACTGGGGTTTCAACAATCAGATCTTGCACTGTCATCTCCAATTCAGCCCCGCCGTCAGTTACAACGAACCCGTCAAAATTAGGAATCAGAGCCGCTGATGTGCTGGACGAAGTTGACGCCAGCGAAACCCCACCAACCCGCATCTCTGATTGCACAATAACATGACCCGGCGTCGCAGTTAGAGCCCCGTCAAGAATCATTTCGAAGCTGGCACAATAGTGGCAATTAAAGTTCCCTGTGGTGCGAAATGTGAAAACGCTACCCGACAGCGCGCCAAGTTTCGCCAGTGTTGCAGCGGATGGAACGTCAAGGGTTTCCGTGTCGAGCGTCAGCGTTCCCGACAGCGCTGTTGACCCGACGCCGGAAAGAACAACGCATCGGGTTTCTTGCCTGCGCGCTTCGGGAATGCGAAGGCGAATCCCCTTGCCGGGAACGACTTCACCCGTGCCGCCAATGATCTCAAAGACCGTGTGGTCCCTGAGTGCGGACATGTTCTCGGCCGAGAGGGCGGTGAGCAGGTCGTCACCCTTGCGGAATAGCGGCGATTTGTCGAAAATGATCATCAGTATGGGTCGTAGATTGCGGCATTCCAACCGACCGAACTTGTGCCACCGGCGGAAGGAATCCACTTTTCCCGGATGAAGTAAAGACCCGGCGCAATCTCCTCATAACCGGGCGTCAGGTAAAGCCAATCGGCATCCGGCGAAGTCTCTTGAGGTCCGCCCGGAACTGATGCGGTAGCGACATAAGTGCAAGACTTGGTAACGTCCGGAGGTGTTGCGGAAAACCGCTCGCAATTCCAAGAACCACCCACGTCAAGGTAATCAGTGATGCCGCCCAGCGGGGTTGAGACTGCCGACATTGACCCGGCAGGGAAGCCGATGAAATTCCCCTTGGCGTCAAGCGGGTCATATCCCCCGGCGCGGGCAGACGTGACAAGCGCGGCAAAGGTCTTGGCCCCGCTGTCCCTCTCAAGATACTCAATCGGAACGGTCTTGTCGGCAGGCTCCCACCAATAGCGAGGCGGACTGTCCGCCGGGTCCGTGGTGCCTCCGGTATTGGCGTCAAAGCCGCTGTAAATCAGGGTGTAATCCGTGATGCCGTTCTTATCCTTACCTTTGACCGGACCGAGAAGGTAAGTGGTTGTGTATGAAGGATGAGCGTCGCCCTTGGCTGGAATTACAGTCAGGAAAGAAGGCGTGTCACATTGCCACGTTTCGACAATGGTCAAACTGTTGTTTATCTCGCGGGTGATTTCGCGTCCCCGTCGTTCGTTGAACGAGCCCGCCGCGCCTTGCCCTCTTTTGATTTCGGTTGTCATTGTAAGGTAAGTCCCCCGCGTGAAATGATTTCGTCCAGTTTCTCGTTTGTCTTCTTCTGTTCCTCAACCTGATGCTTGCCCGCGTCCATCGCGCCGGAAATGTAATTGGCAGGCATTCCAGCGCCTCCCACGGCAGTGAGGTCATGCAAGTGCATTGAGCCGCCTTTGTCCCCGCCGATGCGGGTTTCAATAGCTGAAATCAGGGCGTCAATGGCGGTGATGGATTCGGTTGTGACGTTGGCCGTGATTGCGCCCGCTTGAGTCTCTGGCTGGCCTTGGCGAATGCCGACGAGTTGCTCCCGCTGCCGCTTGAGTTCCTTGATGTCTTCCGGCCCCATTCCGGCGGCGCGCAAACGGAGGGACTCGGCTTCCATGGCGCGCTTTGACTCCGGGCTTAATTCCTGCCCGAAAATGCGCGACTCGCCACGGCGGGCGGCGTTTCCGCTGTCAATGTCAGCGAGCGCAGCGCGGTTGCGGGCAATCGCATCTTGCTCGGCTTTCGCTTCTGCCGGAGAGAGTCCGCCGAAGTAAGTGGTTTTGTCAGTAAAAGGATTCCAAACCGAAAGACTGGCCCGCTCCTTGAGGCGTTGCTCGCTGGCTTTGATCTCAAGTAAAAGCATCTCCCGCGCCTTGCCTTGCCCGGCAGCGGAAACGCCTTGGTCTGTCACGCCCTTGCCAATTTGTTGCTGAACGCCAATGAGTTTTTTGGCCGATTCCGTCGCTTCGTCCATCGCCTCGGACATCTTCTCATAAGCGTCATAGGCTTTAATCACCGCATAGGCAGCAACCGCCATACCAGCGGCAACGGCTCCACCCATGACCTTCGTTCCAAGACTCGCCCCAGCCATCGAAGCCCGGAACGCATCCGCCTTTTCAATCAATTCCCCGAACGGTCCAAGCGACGAACCGAACGCGGTTGCCATGCCGCGACCAATGCCGGAAGTAGCCTTGCCAACAGCGGTTTGCGCCTTGCCAAGCTCCCGGTTTAGCTCGGTAGTGTCCCCGCCGATTTTAACAACTGTGGCCATTTATGCGGGAGTGCGGAAGAGGTGGGGATTCATGCGCTTGTGTTCTTCCATTGCGGCAGCGTCGGCTTCCGGGTCGTCAAAGCGCGGGCGGGGCTTGTGCGGGTTTACGTCCGTGGCGTCGTAGTGTGCCGTCCAAGCCCTTAGTGCCCCGTAAGGCATGGACCATGCGGCATCATAAGGCACGCCAGACCGGACAGCCGAAACGACAGCGGCAAGGATAGTGCATCCGGTAAAAACTTCAGTCTTCACGTTGCCACCGGAAGGCCAGTTTGCGCCGGGGTTGGTGTTATGGTCCTCAAGGTAACTACGGCACGCGGCTTGTGCGGCTTCGAAGTTCTTCTTCCGCAGTAACCAAGCGCAACGGAAGACATCGCCAAGCGACGGGGCAATGTCAGGGAACCCCTTTGGCACGCCATGCTTGCCGATTGGACGGGAGCAAATGCGGATGAAGCCAAGCAAGCCGGGAATTGTTCCAAGGCCAGGCCATTCCCCTCCGTCAAGGGCGAACGCATGGCCCGCAGAATACGGTTCAAGCGCCCGACCGAGAATGCGGTGGCGACTGTTGTGAAAGCCAGATTTGATTGCCGGATTCACGCTTTAAAGAAGCCCTTCGACGCCCTCGGACCATTCGACATTCATAGTGACAAGAACGAAATTACCCTTGGGGTAGGTGGTGCCGATGGACTCAATCGCGAAGGTCTTGTTGTGGTTCGGATTCGGCATATAAGTCAACTCAATCAACCCGCCAGCACGTGGCCATACGGTGGAAGTGGCGAGGATTTCAAGCTCAATACTGCCGGTGATGTTCCGGCCCATGTAGCGCTTGGTGTCAACAGCGCCTAAGACGTTCTGTTCCTTGAGTTTGGTGTCAAAGTCCTCGGTCAGATTTGGGTTGACGATGCGGCCTGTGACGGTCGCCTCGGTCGGAGTGATGGTGAGGATAACATCAGTTCCGGTGGCGGAGGCGTTGGCAGAAAGTTCGAAAGTGCTTGAGTTCGTCACCGACAGAACCGTTGAAGCGCCCGGAATGCCGGTTCCGCTGACACCATAGCCCGCCCTGATGTTATCGGTGTTTACGTCGTTACCGCCCGTGTTCACGATGATCGTAGCATCGCCGGAAGAGGTGTCAGTAGCTACGGTAAACGGCGGGTTTTTGAGCGCGCCATCAGCGGCGGGAGTTGCGATGCGGCCATAGCCGCGTTGAATGTCAGTATTCATTTTTGAAGTGTTAAGGGTTAGGTTCCGTCGCCATTGTCAGCGCGGAAAAGGACATCAGAGAGAACGAAATCAGTCTGACGAATGCGCGTTCCGTTCGTCTCTCCGGTTGCGGAAGGTGTCACGGTTACTTCGTTGCAGAAATAAAGCAGGAAGTTTGAAACCGTATCCGCTGACTCGGCAAGGTTCGCCGGGTCTTCCAAAAGGTTCTGAATCAGGGTTGCGAAATCGTCATGAGCCTCGGCGGAAACGCGGTCAACGGCAGTGATGAAAGACACCCGAACCGTAGCGCGTTTGTCTCCATCTTGCGGCAGTGAGCCGGGGGTGTTTCCGAAGTCAGTCCCGTCAACAATCACGCGGCGAATGGATGAGGTTTCGTCTGACGTGCTGGCTTTCTCAAGGTTCACGTTATCGGCGGGCGCGATTTCAGAAAGCGCGGAGGAGATCCACTCCTCAAGTTTGCGGTTCGGGCTCATGATACGGTCAAGGCCTTTCGGTTGGCGCGCTCGATTGCGCGGCTGGCTTTTTTCTGCATCACGGCGGCGGATTGCTTGCGAAGGTTTCCAACCTCGCGTCCCATCGCGTAAAGAAGTGCCTGCTGACTGATGCAGTATTGCGAGTAGTCAACAAGGTTGGTTGCCGCACAGATAGTTTGCGCGCCCTTGGTTGCCGTCTCGCCCATGCCGGTTTTCATTGGACGGCGGGTCCGCTTGAATTTCGGCAGGTTGGCGTCATTCCCGTCATAGCGGAGACGGCCAAAGTCTTTTGACGCTTCCACCCATCCACCTGCCGCTGTGCCAACGCGCTTGCTCATGCGTTTGGTGTAGGTTTCCAGCTTCTCCCGGTTGTCAATCAGGTGAAGCGGTTGAGGAGTTGTGACAACGCGAGAAGAACGTGAGCCGCTGGCAGATGCGGTAAACTTCACGTTCTGCCGCACAAGCGCGTTGTCCACCTTCTTCTCGGGAACCACCGGAACGCCAAGCGCGGTTGCGTAAGCATTGGCGCGGCGCGGGTCTTCCTTGGCGATTGCGTAAAATACCTTGCCCGCGTCTTGTTTCACCGCGTCAAGCGTGTTGGCAATGCGGCGGCGGGAGGGGTAGACCTTGCGGGTGTCTTTAAGGATAGCGCCCGCGCCTTCGCCCAACCGTGTCGGAAACGAACGAATTGCTAGATCGACAGACAAGCGCCGGGCGGATTGCTTGACTAAAACTCCCATGTCCTTGCCGCTTTCGCGTTGGAGCTTGTTGAGTTCATAGGTCAAACCCTCCGCATGGAAGACGGCAGTGACCTTGAAGAACCCCTTGGACGCTTGCGGCTTTTTAGGCATTTTTAGCCTCGCAGTAGAAAATGGTTGTGATCTTGCCGCGCCCGTGTGATCGGACGATAAACTGTTCGCCTTGGAAGGTGAGGATTTTGTTCAGTGTCTGGCTTAGAATCAGACCTTCGATGTCTTCATTGAGCGCGTCAAAAGCGGCGTCCACGTTGGCGATGTATCCAGCGTCAGCGCTTCGTTTTTCATACGAACGGCGACCGGAAACAGGGTTGAAAGATCGTCCAAGAATTGAACAGCTTGTCTCGTCCGCCGTGAACCGGTGGAGTTGAGTCAAGCCGCCGATGAGATGATCTTTAAGCCCCATTTGTTGCCCAAAAAACCCGCTCCGGTCGGACCGGTGGCGGGTTTGAGTTTGTTCGGTTGCGAAACGCTTTAGAAGCGGAGTGCGACCGTGGCGGTTTGGCCAGAGATGTCACCGGTGCCGCCGGCGGCAACGAACTTCACGTTGACATATCGGCTCACGTCCGGGGGAAGTCGGAACGTGATGGTTTGCGCGGCGATGGTGGAACCGGTGCCGGTGATGACCTTGACCAAGTTGGTCGTAGTAGTCGGGGTGACAGCGGCTCCGCTCTGAACCGTGATGGTCAGGGTGTCGGCAGACGGCAGGTGAGTCGAGGTCAAGGCCGGGACATCAATAGTCAGGGCCATGTTTTCAGGGCTGAACCCATAGCCAACTGACTCAAGGTCAATGTCGGACGAGGTGACGGTGCCGTCAGCGGTGGGAAGTGCGCGGTTAATGACGTAGGTGGCGTCTTTGATTTTGCGGGCGAAAGTAGACATTGCTTTTTCGTGTTAGTTGTTGAGGTTGTTAAACTTAGGCAATCGGCTCAGTCGAAACGATGGAGTCAGTGACGACGATCGGGATTCCTTCGAAGTCCGTGGGGGTGGGAACGTAAGCAGCGCCTCCGCCAAGCGAGCCGGTGCGACCGTTGCCGTTGAGCGCAACCAAGGCGGCGCGGGCGGCTTGGAGTTGGCCAAGCGAGCGGCGGTTGACGAAGATGGCATCAGGGCGGACTCCGGCGGGGAAAAGGAGCATCAGTTGGGAAAGCAGCGTGTCGCTAAGACCCTTGCCGGTTTGGGCGGTAAGGTTCTTGATGCGGCCGACGCTGTATTTCGATGCGGACTGGAGTCCAATCCAAGAGGCAAGGTCTGCAACTTGGCCGGGACCCCTGAGTCCAGCGCCGTCCTCAAGGGACTCAACGCGGAACTCGCCAAGGCGAATCTCGGCATTGCGACCCATGATGAGTTGCACGTCCTTGGGACCGAACTTGACCGCATAAGCGGAAGAGCCTGTGTCAGCAGTGGAACCAGTGGCGTCCAAGATCATGGCCGAATCGGTCATGGAAACGAGTCCGGAGAATCCAGCGGAAGAGCCGAGTGCGGTAGTGCCATAGAAGATCTGAGTGCCAACCTTGCGCATGGCGGCTTCCATGACTCCGGCGGCTTCAATGGACTTGATGTCCTCAGGGGTGCCGTTTTCGGGAGAGTCAAGGACAGACTGCCAGACTTCGACGCGACCGCCGAGAAGTCCGCATTCGAAGAGCTTGTTTTCAAACACGCTCTTTCCGGCGGCGATGCCAGCAGAGGCGGCGATGAAGTCAACGGCGGGAAGCCCGGTGCGGGTCAGGGTTTTGTAGGAGGTGCCGGTGATGGTGCGAATCGGAAAGCGCGCAACCTCGGGGGCGGCGGCAAGGGACTCTTCTACGAGTCCGGTAACGATGTCGCTGCCGTTCATTTTGGCAACGTCGAGAAGGGTTAGGCGGGACATTTTGTTAGGTTAGTTTAGTTGTTGGAGTTGTTGAAGTTAGGACTTGGCTTTGGCTTTGAAGCCAGCTTTCACGCGGTCGAGTCCGTGGAGTTCTTCCTTGGGCGATTCGCCAGTGACCGTAGAAGCCGCAACCGGCTGTTTCACGCCAGCGGCCTTGACGATCTCGGCCACCTTCACGTTGACGGAGGTCTCGACAGCCCTGAGGGCGGCGGCGTGGGTTTCCTTGTCGGCGGTAACCTGAGCGGTCAGGGTGGCGATTGAGGCGCGGGCTGTAACTTCGTTGGCCTTGTGCTGTTCAGCGTCATAGTGGAGCTTTTGCACGAAGGCGAAAACATCACCTTCGGAGGTAAAATCGGCACCGAAAGCAGTCTTGAGGGCAGAAGCGAGGGGTGCGGAGGTGGCGACATGTGGTAGGGCTTGAGTTGGGTCTTTCATTGCGAAAACGGGGGCGATCGCGACGGCCTTTAGTTCCTCGGCAGCGGTGTCAATCTCTGTGGCGAATCCAAGGGCAAGTGCGTCCTTGGAACCAAGCCAAGTCTCGGCGTCCATAAGTTCGGTTGCCTTGCTTTTTTCAATGCCAATGGCGGCAGCGTAGAACTCAGCCATGCTGTCGTCAAAACCTTCAAGGATTCCGGCGGTCTTTTCGAGGTCCGTGGCGTTGCCGTAGACTCCGGCAAGGGAGTTGTGGACCATGAGGCGGGAGCCTGCCTTCATGACCCGCCTTGACCCGGCGCAAAAGATGAGTGAGGCGGCAGAAGCTGCAACCCCCATGCAAACGGTTGTGACTTCCTTGCCGCTACCACGGAGAAAGTTTCCGATTCCCATTCCGGCTTTCAGGTCGCCACCGAAAGAGTTGATTTGAACGGTTACTTTGGGGCCAAGCGCTTTGACGCGGTTGACGAACGAGGTGTCGTCATTGCCCTCCCACCAATCCCCGACAATGCCGAAAAGTTCAATAGTATCTTCTTGGACGCCAGGGTTTTCGGCGGCGGCTTTGATCGTGAAGAATGGCTTCATGGTCGTCTTATTGCAAGTTTTTGCGTTAAAGGTCAAGCGGTTTATTGCAAAACTTTTGCATCAGGCGCGGCGGGAGTGCCGTCAAGCATCGCAAGTGCCTCACTACCAAGGTTTTGCAGAATCCACAAGCGGCGGTATTGGTCGTGAGTGATGCCCAAACTGTCCGCCCCCTTGGTGAACTCCTCCTCGGCTGTCTGGCCATAGAGTGCAAAGTATTCGTCGATGGACATGTTCATCGTCCGAACCTCGTCCAAGATGGCCTTGGTGTCACGTCCAAGGTCAATTGACAGGTCGCGCGGGCGGCGGAAGCCTACGTCCCACCATCCGTCAACGGCCTCGATGCGCTTGGCGTCAATCTCATAGGCCAGCCAGTGAAGCATGAGGCGTTGAACCACGGGCCACAGGATGGCGTCTTGAATCATTTCAATGCGGACCTTGGCCTTCTCAATAATCGTCCGCTGCTGGGTGCCCTGAGTGCTGCCAAGGAAGGCGAAGTCATAGGGCCAGCGAAGGCAAACGCACAACTCCCGCATGAAGCTCTCTTTGAAGGGGATGAAGAACTGGCCGGGATATTCAGGGCGTAGGTTCGTGATCTTGGAACCGATGGGAACCCGCTGCATGGAAACACCGGTGACCTTCTCAAATTTCTGCCCGCCGGGGTCGTCCGCCGTCGGGGCTGTCCGTGTGCCAAGCGTGCTGGCCTTGGCGCTTTGCACCGGCCCGGCGTCCTCATAAAGAACCGGGGTGACGAGTTGGAGTTTGAATCCGATCTTGGCCAGCGCGTTGAACTCCGAAACATCAAAGAGGCTGTTGATTGAGGAGGTCCAAGACGGACCAACCCTCAACTGCCCGGCCCTCACTGGCTCGCGGATGTGGAGGATGCCGCTGGCTGGCATCGGCTCGCCCGCAAAGGTCTGGTATTCAACAGGCTCCCCTGCCTCATTGTAGCGGACTCCGTCAATAAATCCGGCCCGCTTGACCGCCTCGTTTCGGTAGGAGTCTTTGAATACGTGGGTCTCCAAGGTCTGAATGCAGGGCGTCCCGTCCGCCTTCTCCGTGAAGGCCGGGAACACCTCGCCATCTCGCAACCAAGCCCGGCAGATGACCTTCAACTCCGCCGTCAAATCGTTCGTTCCCGAAGCAGTTGGGGACTTGCAAAACTCTTTGAAGGCCTTGGTTACTTTGACCCGCCAAGCCCGGTCTCCGCCGCGAAAAACGGGGATAAGCCCGGTGCGGACTGAGTAATCCACCATGTCGGAGAGTATGCCCCCCGTTGCGCTCTGGTTATGCTCAATAAAGCGGCAGAACTTCACCGCTTCCCACCGCGAAAAGGTCGATATTTCCTCCATCACTGAGCGCGGTTCGACTGCGTTCGTCTTGTTCCGGTTCTCGTTTTGTTGCGCGCCTTCCGAGAACGTGGTGGACCCGCCCCAGGATGCGTAAGGGAAGGTGCTTTTGAAGGTGGGGAAAAGCTTGAGGAACATGGGTTTATGAAGTAATGTATCCGAAGTTTGGAAGGATGCCGGTGGTTTCCTCGGCATAAACGAAGTCCTCGAACTCATCGTCCGTCAGGTCTTTGATCTCGATTTCACAGGCGCGGCAGAGGCTCAAAAGGGCGGCAGGGTCGGACACCGACGGCACCGCGAAACTCACTGACTCCCCGTTGATGGAGCCACTCGCCACGGTCTTCCCGCTGGCTGAATAGGCCACACGGTATTCACCCGTGGCGATGCGGCGAATCTCAACCAGGGCGAGCGCCACGTCGGCCCCGACCTTGCAAAAGATGCCGTAAGCGAGAGTTTTTACCGGGTCCATTTACCCGGTCTTATTGCAATGGTTTTGCATTAAGTCAAGCGGGTTCTGCCGGTTCCGCCTCCATCTTCGCTTCACCCGGTAGCAGGTCCGCCGCAACCTGCCAAACGGCGATTTCAGCCTCGCAGTCCCCGCAGTGGTCCGCCGCCTTGTGGTCACGCAAGGCCCATTGCAACCGGCCTTTGACGACCATGTAGCTCTTGGCTGTGACTTGCTTGGTGTAATACTCCGGCGGGGTCTGGCAGATGGTCCAGCTTACGCCAGTCTTGTTGGCGATCATGGCGGCGAGTTGGTCCCATCCGCCCTGCTTTGCCCAGCAGAGACAGGTCACCTTGCGCCCGCTGGCAGCGGTGAAGGTTGCCCACCGGTAAATCTGATTGACCACGCGGCCTTGTGGCCAGCCCTTCGACGGCCTCTCCATCACAGGGTAGGCCTGTTTATCTTCTCCGCGCATTGGTATCCATCCCCGATCCTGGCACTCGTCCAAGGTCTCTTTCATCTTGTAGGAGCAGTCACACAGAACCGTCTGCGCCCCCAGTTCCTTGCACTTGGTGTCCACCTCGTCAAAGGTCGCCACCTCGCCCGCCCAAAACAGGCGCGTTGACCCGTCCTCGGCCAAGGTGCGGACCACAATCCAGAAACTGGCCTGTTGCCGGTCAACCCCGGCGATTCGAACCTCCGTCAGCGAGATGCCATGAATTGCCGCATCCTCCCACTTGTCCCCGAACTCATAGCTGCCCTTGGGCAGGTCAGTGATGGCGGAGACACCAAAGAGAACCACGTCGAAAGCCTCCGCCGCTGTCTGGTTAAAATAATCCTGAATCGCCTGCATCTCGCCGCTGGCCACAGCCTCAAGGTATTGGACCCGGCAAGCACCGATGGTGCATTTACTGTCCGGGCTGTTCCAACTCGGGGACTGGTAGGAGTTGTGGCCCCGTTTGGCGTCGGGGTTGGTTGGTAGCCAGAAGCACGGGTAAACCTTCCGCATCTCCTCCGGGCCCCGCCGGGCAAGCTCCGCCTCGTAGTCCTCGACCGTGGCAAACTCCCATGACCTGTCGGGGAACGCCTTGGACGCCTCCCAGTCGGCAGAGTAGGCGCGATGCTTGTCGGGGTCGCGAAACTTGTAGCCGCAGTCATGTGGGCATTCGTGCCAGCTCTCCGACTCGACACGGTCCCAGTCCCACTTGCCGTTCGCCTTTTTGGCGTCCTCAGGGTGCCTCATCTGGCCATGCGTCAACGGGTGAGGTTTGCCGCAACCGGGGCACCAGAAATTCCACCGGCGCACGTCGCCCTCATGAAGGAATTTCCAGATCGCGCCGGTCGGTTTTGTTGGCGTGGAGGTCCAGACACCAAGTGAGTAGGAGAAACTCTTTGCCCGTTGCGGGATGAGCTTCGTCGCGTTCGCCTCAGACTTCGCCGCGTCCTTCACGTTGCCAGATCGTTCGGCGTCGAAGTATTTATCCACCTCATCCCCCAGCCAATCCGGCACCGGCTGGCCTGACAACTCCGTCGGGGAGTTCGACCCGGTGATGATGTTGAAGCAGCTCGTGAAAGTTTGAATCTGGCTCGTGATGCTGTGGCGAAGCGGAGGGATGATCTCTTGCATCGCCGGGCTGTTTCGCAGCAGCGGCAAAAGGTAGGTCCGACCCATCCTCCGGGCGAAGTTGACCGATGGCAGAACGATCAGACACGAATAACCAAACACCCGGTTGCGGAAGAATCGACCGATAAATATGACCATGGTTTTCCCCTGCTGACTCCCCCAGCAGAGGGTGAGGATACGGCACTTCGGGTCACGGTGTCGCTCGAGAGGCTCCCGTTGTTGCGGACGGCGGCGAACAGAGAAACTCCCCAGCTCAGCCGAGCCGGTCTTGATCTGGATTGCCCATGCTGCCCACTGACAGACCGTCTCCTTGGACGGCGGAGAGATGAGCTTGCGCCACCAACTGACAAGGGTAGAGGGGAGTTGCCGGATACGGTCGGCGCGGGTCATTGATCCTCCTCATTTTCTTCCTTTTCCGCGTCGGCAAGTATGTCGTCAACGAAGCTTTTTTCCTTCTCGGCCGCGAACGGCTCCGACTCCAATCGCTTGGCCAGGTAGCTGCCATCTCGCCACTGGATTAACTCGGCCGTGATCGTCTCAAGCGGCTGGTTGTGGAGGAGTGGGGCAAGGGTGTAGGGAAACGACGCCAAAAGCCCCATGCTCACCCCGTCTTGGGCCTGCATCGCCGCCATGATGTCCGTCTCTGAGATGAGGCGGCGGCATTGGACGAGGTAGTCCGCCACCGCGTCCTTGGCCCTCACCACAGACTCTTGCGCGGCCTTGTAGCCGCTGGCCATTGTCGCAGTGATGACAACCCCGTCCGCCATCATGTCCCGAAACGCCTTGACCTCTACCGCACGCGCACGCGCATACAGCCCCAAAACGCCAGGGCTGGCCATGTTCGCCTCGCGTAGAATCTCATCCAGCGCGGACGCCTCAGACTTCGGGTCGGGCTCGCCTCTTTTCTTTGCATACTTCCCCCAGACTTTGAGAAGTTCGCCAAGTAATCGGTTGGTTTCGTCAATCTTTCCGCCGGTTACCTCTTGGTTTTTTGTGAAGGCGTTTACTATGTTGCAAAATGCGCCAACCCTATCTTGC